AATCCTATCATTGATAAATTTGGGGTGTATTGGTTCACGGTAAATCCCGAAGTTAGTCGTTTGGTTGACTTGACCAAATGCTTACCGTATGACGAAATAGTTTTACCACCATCCCCACCAATTAAATAATGAAACACCTTCACAATGATACAACGGCAGCCATTGCAACCGCTATCTCAGGCAGTTCGGCAGTTCTGCATTTTGCAAATACTTGGCAACCTTTGTTTGCACTTGTCTTGGCTCTTGTTGGTATTGTTTCGGGTTTGTTTGCGATTCGTTACTACGCAAAGAAAATTGATGCGATAGATGGCAAAGGCAAATAATATCAGCACCTTCAGAGCAAAGCCAAAGAATAAGCTCCGCAGACATACCAAGCACATCAACAAACACAAATCGTGCAAACCAAAAAGAGGACAAGGATAAAAGGTTATTTTGAACCTACACCCAAACGATTCCGAGTGCTTGGTGATTCCATTGCCGGAGCATCTTTGTTTGTTGCTGGTTTGAACCTTGACCATCCAAAGTTGATGTTAATCATCGGCATCGCAGGTGGAGTTGGAAAGTTCATCACAAACTTCTTCACCGATGAAACAAATTAAATTCAACGGATACTACAAAGAGGAATGTCCGAAGTCACAAATCTACTTGCATCATACTGCTGGAGGTGGTGACGGAGTTGCAACCTTTCAATTTTGGGATGCTGATGTCACAAATATCGCAACCGCCATTGCGATAAGTCGAAGTGGTGAAATCGTGCAAGGGTTTTCGTCTAAACATTGGGCGTATCACTTGGGTTTGAAATCTGCTCACTTTCAAGGAGTGCCATTCATCAAACTTGACAAGACATCCATCGGGATTGAGATTTGCAATTGGGGATACCTGGTAGAGAAGAATGGCAAGTTCATCAATTATGTAGGCAAAGAGGTCAAAGATGTTTGCAAACTTGATAAGCCGTACAAGGGATTCACCTATTTTGAGAACTACACAAAAGAGCAAATCGCATCAGTCAAAGAATTGTTGTTGTTGTGGCGTGACAAATACGGCATAGACCTAACTTATCACGAGGATATTTGGTCGGTGACAAAAAGAGCATTGTCAGGCAAGAACGGAGTGTTCACTCACAACTCAGTTCGTGCAGATAAAATTGATGTTTATCCTCACCCCGATTTGATTAGTATGTTGCAATCACTTTAAGTTGCTATTTACTTTCAATGATCTTCCAACGAATCAACTTTCACGACAATGTCCTTCCCGTTTTCAAAGAAAACAAGGCGAAAGGATATGTGACTTTTGGTGCTGACAACTTGTATCCCGATTTCCTGATTGAGTTATTCAACAAGTCACCCAAGCACAATGCCATCGTTTCATCCAAAGCATCGTATGTTGCTGGAGTTGGAACAAAGGTAATCGGACAAAACACCGTTGACATCGCAAAAGCCGAAGCAAAGATTCAAAACATCAATGCTTACGAAACACTTAACCAAGTTAAAAACAAGATTGCTTATGACCTTGAGTTGTTCAATGGTTATTGCTTGGAAATAATTTGGAACAAAGCAAAAACGGCAATTGCTGAAATTTACCACATCCCTTTTAAGAATATCCGCAAAGGACTTGAAGGTGAGTATGTGTATTGCGAGGATTGGACTGACCGCAAAGCAGAGCAAGTTCACTATCAGCCATTCAACGCAACTACAAGAGAATCAAAGTCACTTTATTATTGCCAGTTCTACCGACCTGGTCAAGGAGAATATCCTTTGCCTGATTACATCGGTGCGTTGAAATACATTGAGGTGGACACCGAGATTTCAAATTATTATTTGAACTCAATCAAAAACGGATTCACGGCACAAACTCACATCCAGTTATTCAAGGGAATTCCAACACCTGAAGAAGCTCGTGCAACTGCAAGGCGATTCAAAGAGAACTATCAAGGCACGGACAATGCTGGTGGACTTATCATCCAATACAACGATCCACAAGAGAAAGAGTCAGTCATCAGCAACTTGCAACCGTCTGACTTTGACAAACAATTTGATTTACTAAATAAGACCGTACAACAAGAGATATTTGTTGCACACAAGGTAAACTCTCCGATGTTGTTTGGAGTGCGTGTGGAAGGTCAATTGGGTGGTCGTAGCGAGATGATTGAAGCGTATGAGATGTTCCAACAATCATACATTGAACCAAGACAACAAAAGATTGATGATACTTTGACTTATTTGTTTGAGTTCATCTCTCCAGTTCGCTTAGAAACAATTAACAAACCACCAATCGGAGTTGATTATGTTGCCTTGTTTACTGCTGGACTTTTAACTCAGGACGAAGCACGGAAGGAATTGGGATTTGAAGCGATTGAAAAAGAAACCGTTGCGATGTCATCACAAAATCCTTTTGGATGGGATGATGAGCGTGACTTGGCGGTGTTTATGAAGTACGGTGAACCAGCGGAGAACTTTGAAGCAATGAAGTTTGACTTCGCATCTGCGATTGAATCAGCCATCTTGAATGTGCTGAAAGAAAACAAAGGTTTGCAAGTGGGCGATATCGTCAACATCACCAAACTTGATCCACAAGTCGTGGTTGATACCATTGCAAAATTGAACGAAGCCAAGTTGATCAAGGGATACAACGAAGGTCTTGAGGTAACACCAAAAGGATTGGATGAAATCAGTCAGTTAAAAACCGAAATCGTGGTTCGTTACAAATACTCGGTTGCACCAGGAATATCAGGTGGATTGATTATACCCGGTTCTCGTGAGTTCTGCCGTCAAATTGTACAAAGCAATCGGGTGTATTCTCGTGCGGATATTGATGCGATGTCGGCTCAGAGTGAAACGGGAATTGATGTTTGGAGCAGAAGAGGTGGTTGGTATCACGACCCCGTTAGAGATGTGAATGTTCCACAATGCCGTCACATTTGGCAACAACAATTATTGAGGAGAATCAAATAATGACAAACTTTGTATATTTCATATCAACAACCTATTTGAAGGACAACACACCTTTGAATGAAAATGTTGACGATAAGTTGCTGAAGTCAGCAATCAAAGAAGCTCAAGAGATTTACATCCGTGATGTGATTGGTTCGGGTATTTACAACCAGTTGCAGACACAAGCGTTTGCATCTACATTGACCAACTTGAACACAACCCTTTTGGATTCATACATTGCACCTTGTTTGAAGTATTATACTTTGACCGAAGCGATGTTGCCAATGACATTCAAGTTGATGAATAAATCGGTTGCATCTCGTGAATCTGACAATGCTCGTGCAGTATCCGTTGAGGAGATGACATTGATTGAAGGCAGATATCGTGACAAAGCGGAATACTATGCAAATAGGTTGCGTGATTATCTCCGTACCAATACAAATGATTATCCATTGTTCTTGAATCCCGGCAACACCATTGACACCATCAGACCGAAATCAACTGCATTCAGCGGAGGAATTTATTTACCACTAAGATATGACGATTGTTTCTTCAACTACGACTTCCCCCACGAGGACAAATAAGTGGCAAAAAAACAACGAAGCCAAACTTCTCAAATTCCTAAAAAATGACATTAAACCAAATAATCAAAAAGATTCAGACCGCAGCCGAAAGCCATAAAATGGTCGGCAAGTTTGGTGTTGGTCAGCAATCTAATTTGACGGTTGAGAATGTTGAGTTCTATCCTTTGGTGTGGTTGTATCCTGATGGGTTTAATTTGCAATCAGCCGGGAAGTTAATGACATACAACTTTGCATTGATTGTGATGGATCGTGTGTTTGAATCTGAGAGCAACACAATTGAAGTTCTTTCGGATACTGCACAAATTATGTCTGACATATTTGCGTTGGTAGAAACCAACACGGAAACCGATGGTGACTTTGAATTAAGCATCAACGGAAACGCATCCCCATTCTATGATTCAAAAACTGATATATTGGCTGGATATGCAATCAACTTCCAAGTTCTCACTCCTTATCTCAGCAATAGTTGCGTTGTACCTATTTAGTGTTGTGTGGGCGATGTTCAATTTTGAAGAACATCCAAAGCCAAAAACACTATTGAAGGTAGAATTGCACGAAAGAATCGTGGAAAGGGAGAAAATCAAACGAAGCGTTCTAATCAAATATCTTAACCACTTGGATACAATCTACCTTGACACCTTCCAAAGTTCGTCACAAGGTCTTAAACAAGCAATTGAGATACATCGTACACTTGACACAACTCTATGAAAAAAAATAATGTCATCAGAATTGAAAAGCCATTTGAAGAAACCAAAGTTTTACTTATCTCGGATTTGCATTGGGACAATCCCAAGTGTGATCGGGTAACTCTTAAAAGACATCTCGACGAAGCACTAAGCGGTGGTCACGATATCCACATCAACGGAGATATGTTCTGCTTGATGCAAGGAGGATATGATCCACGAAAGAGCAAGTCAGACATCCGCCCTGAACACAATGTTGCAAACTACTTTGATGCAATTATTGAAACTGCCGTTGAATGGTTTATGCCCTATGCTCATTTGATTAAACTTGTTGGCTATGGCAATCACGAAACAAACATTCTCAAACGCCAAGAAACCGACATCATTGAACGCTTTGTTACTTTGCTCAATTACAAAGCTGGAAGCGATATTCAAGTAGGTGGGTATGGTGGATGGATTCGGTACACGTTTAATCAATACGGCAAAACTTGTATGTACACAATTAAATATATGCACGGATTCGGTGGTGGTGGTGCGGTCACTCGTGGCACTATTCAGCACAACCGTATGAGTGTGAATGTAGAGAATGCCGATGCCATTTGGATGGGACACGTTCACGAGGATTATGAGATGACCTACACCGTTGAAACCTTGTCCGTGAAGGGAAGTATTTATCTGCGTGACATTTTGATGATAAGAACTTCGGCATACAAAGAAGAATATGGAGATGGCTCAAAGGGATGGCACATTGAACGAGGTGCATCACCTAAGCCAATCGGAGGTCGGTGGTTGATTATGACACCAATTAGAATAAGAAGCGGAAGTGAAATCAGGAAGATTGTTGCTTACACCCACAAAACAACTTAAAGGTTAACAAAACGCAAACGGATATGCTCTTAAAGGTTCAAATTGTTCACGAGCAAAAGAACGACAATTGGATGGGTTTGATTGAAGGCGAATCAGACATCGTTGAAATCGTTGAAGATGGTGCAATTGATTCTGCACAAATTGTTGGGGTGTGTGCTTATCACGAGTATTGCATTGTTTATCTGCTCGGAGGTCATTCGTTTATACTGGAAGAAGAATATGATATATTTGTAAAGAGATGGATGCAGTCAACCCGAAACACTATAAACAAGGATTAATTGAGTGCATTGATGCGATTGAATCAGCAACCACCAATAAAAAAGGAATCATCGCAGTTTGCACGGGTAACATAATCAAATACATTTGGAGGTGCGAGGACAAAAATGGACTTGAAGATTTATACAAAGCCAAGTGGTATCTTGAGAAACTCATTGAAACCAAAGAAAAACAATCGCCAAAAAGTGCTACTTTGTAAAATGTGGTTCTTGTTGTTTCTCATTCCTTTGACCAGCAATGGACAAGTGTTGATTGATACTTGTGTAATCCAAGAAGCAAACCATTATTTGGTCAAAGGTGCGATTGCAAGAAGGCAAGTCACAATTCTTCGCAAAATTGTGACATCGGATTCCGTCATCATTGATCAACAAGATTCCATCATTGGTAAGCAAAATACAAACATCGCATACCTGAAGGATGACAACAATGCCCTTGTCAAGCGAAATAAAGCCATCTCACGCACTTTAATCAGTTACAAGATGCTGAGTGTAGTCCTAACCATTTTAAGCGTTGTGATGTGGCTCAAATAGATTTATCCAAATTGCCTGATGCACTTGATACTTATTTAG